TATAAAGATCAAGTGAATGGCACTACAACTTGGAAAGATAAAATAACGGAGATAAAAAATAAATACCCTAAAGAATGATTTTATATTTAGAGTCACAACTTGACCAAGCATATAGAGAATACTGCTTACTACAAGTAAGAAACGACATGCCTTTTTGTAATAGAGAGGGTTTTAGGGTATTGTATGAAAAGCTTATGGAACAAGCTTATGAGGCAATAGATGAAGAAGACTAGAGCAATTTTCAATAAAAATTTGTATAATGATGAACGTAGACAAAATAGGCGTACCAAACGAACCAGTATAGGAAATAGTAGGTTTAGCTTTGGTGCTGGTAGTAATAAAAAAGATACGCGTAAGCGCTATCGAGGACAAGGTAAATAAATGGAAACATTAATTATTATAATAATTGTATTAGTAGTAGCTGGTTTTTTACTTAAAAATTATGCCCCGACTACTTTTGATAAGATAAAAAGCTATATTAAAGCTTTATCTATTCTAGGTATAATGAAGTCAGGTAAAAAGAGGAAATAATATGCCAAAAGGTTTAGGAACATACGGGAAGAAACGCGGAAGACCTCCAGTTAAAAACAAAAAAATTAAGAGGAAAAAGAAGAAATAAGTGAAAAATATTACCCCCGTAAGTAGATGGATTCTACTAGGGGTAATAGGAGTTTTATCAACCACCGTATTAGCGGATCAAACAGGCGATTGTACAGCTGGGGAACAGTATTGCGAGCAGAATAGTTTAGAAACAACTAACACTACAACTACGAACAATACTAATACCAACACAAATACTAATACCAACACAAATACTAATACAAATACTAATACGAATACTAATACAAACACTAACACTAATACTAATACCAACACTAATACTAATACCAACACAAATACTAATACCAATACCAATAGTAATACCAATGTAAATACTAATAATAGTACTAGTACGGCTACTAATACCAACAGCAACACAAACACAAATGTTTCTACGTCTACAAGTACAGTAAACTCAAGTGTTGATCAGAATGTTACTAACACAAGTACTACAAACAACACTAACACATCCACAAGTACGTCCAACAATACGAATACAAACAATAATACAAATAATAATACTAATATTAATAAAAATGAGAGTAAGTCTGAGTCAAATGTGCAAACAAATAATGTTAATCAGAACAATAACAACTCAAAATCTGATAATACAAATAGAAATATAAACCAAAGCAACTCTACTCAGACAATCAAACAGGAAATAACAAGTAAAGCCCCTCCTGCTTCTGCTATAGCCCCAAGTATCATGTCTTATTCACAAGACCTTTGTACTGTTGGTAGATCAGGAGCATTTCAAGGACAAGTCTTTGGTATCTCAACAGGTAGAACAGTAAGAGATGAGAACTGTGAAAGGTTAAAACTATCTAAATATCTATATGATACAGGTATGAAGGTCGCATCTGTGGGTATACTTTGTCAGGATAAAAGAGTTTTTCAAGCAATGGAAATGGCAGGAACTCCTTGTCCAGCGTATGGAAAGATAGGTAAAGAGGCTAGTAAATATTGGAAAGAAAACCCTTCTAAAAGACCAGACGCTAAACAATATAAAAGTGAGTTCATGAAACAGTGTAAAAACACTAGGGGAGAAAGCGGAAAATGGAAGTCAAAGCGTACCTGTAATGAAGAGTTTAATAACTACTAGTATACTTCTATTAAGTAGTTTTTTAAGTTCTGCTTATATATACGAGCCAAATCAAAGTCTTTTCGATTTAACAAACCAAACCGGTACTACTAATTTTAATACTGGTGATGATCAGTTATCAAATGCTTTTAATTTAGATTTTACCTTCACTTTATATGATGAAGACTTTACATCTGCCAGAATGGCTACAAATGGGTGTCTTCACTTTGGTTTAGGAACAGGGAATGTAAACTATAATAACTATTGTGGTGACTACACACCTGATCCATTACCCCACACCACTTATACTTTATACCCTTTCTGGACTGACTTAATTAGGGATGGTGGTTCAAAGATGCTTGCTAAAAACTTTACGGACAAAGCTGTTTTTGGTTGGTACAACATGAAGGAATATGGTCGTAATAATACTGATAATAGTTTTGAAGTTATACTTTGGACTAACGATACTTTTGAATATAGATATGGTGGATTAAATATAACTAACCACGATGTACTAATAGGAGAACAAGGAAGTGCGACAGAGATCTATACGTACCTTTTTCACGATGAATGTAATACAGGTACAACTAATGTTGCTGGTACATGTGTAAACACAAACTGGAATGGTACAGCTAGTAACACCGCTCTAGAAGGTGGGGGCAGTCTATATGGAGAGGGATCAGGCAATGCAGTGGACTGTAGTGACCCCCTGAATGACGCTAGTTGCTCAGGTTACGCAGCAGCTTATCTAACCCAACAATGTGGGTTAGACTCATTACACAGTACTTCATGTCCTTTATATTGGGAAGCCTATGATGACCAGCAGTGTGATGAAGACCCTCAATACGCCCCTTTCTGTGCTGGGTACACACAAGAAGCATCAGTAGCCTATTACATTGAGGAAGAATTTGATTATGGTTATGGAGAAGAAACAAACTATGACGATTACTACATAGAAGAAGAGTGGTTTGAAGAGCCCTTTGAAGAATTTAACTACGTTGGGTATGAAGAAGAATATGAAGAAATATTAATAACTTTTGGGGGTGATGACATATTTGGGTGGGAGGAAGAAGAAATGCTATTTGAAGAATATAGTATAGGCGACATTGATCCACTCCCAGACTTCAATATAATTGAGGAAGAGTATATAGTATTTGAGCGTATTGATGAGCCTTTAGCTATTTTAGATATAATTAACACTGATGAGCTTATTGATATATTTGAATTTGAAACAATAATTAGAGAGGAAATAGAATATGAAGAAGAGAGGATCGAAGAGTTCGAGTCTATTGAAGACTTGGAAGAATGGTTTGAAGAAACAATGGACGAAATTCAAGAAGATGATGAAGTCTTCGAGATTACAGAAAGTCGTGAAGAGCTTCTTGCCGAAACCGAAGAAAGCACTGAAGAAGAAATCGAGTCCGAAGAAATCGAAGAAGTCTTCGCCGAAAACGAAGAAGAAGTAGGAGAACAAAGAAGTTCAGTAAGAATATCTGCTTTAGATGTTGTTGCTGGCACAATGCAAACAGCCAGGAATAGTTATTCTTCTAGTGCGAATTCTGTAGGGGGAAATAGTTCAATATACTCTGGGGGGTCTAGTGGAGGGTCTAGTACTTCTACGGTTACAAGCAGTTCATCTGGTGCGTCCATGTCATCAACGGGTGGGGTAAGTACAACAAGCTCTCCAAGTTTATCCGACCAATTCGCTTCTGCTTCTGCACAAACACAACAAGTGTTGTCTATGAGTTCAGGAAGTGATATGTCTAGTAGCAGCTCTACTGTTACAGTTAGTGTATTACCTGATATAGATAACACCCCTCAAGTGTCTATGGCCGACGTTCAGGTCCAGGATATGCAAGGTGAGATAAATACAGCAGTATCAGGTGTTATGACATCAAGTGAGGCAGACCAAATAGCTGAACAAATAGTAGCTCAAAATATAGAATCTCAACAAGAACAAGCAGAAACAGAACAACAAGAGACAGGGCAGTATGGTGATGAGTCAACTTTAGTAGCTTATTTAGGATATGTAGTAGGTTTTGATGCTTATAGAGAAGTACAAATGCCTACACAAGATACTTGGTACGAACCTAAAGCTATATATGCTAATTCTAATATGTCAGATAATGTACAAGCATTCTATCAATTAGCAGGAACTAACTTGAATAGACTTGGAGAAATGGTAAACTTACAACCAGATTTATAATGAAAGAACGTATAATAGATGGAGCTATTTATGTAATCTATTGTACTTGTTGGTTATATTTAATTTTATTAATTGGAAGTGAAAATGGATTGGTTTAAAAACACAACAACTCAACTAATAGCCTTAGTAAGTATAGTAGGTACTTTGGCTGGTTTCGGGTATACAGGGGCCACTTACATAAATAGACTTGAAAACTTAGAAGCAAAGATAGGTGGTATTGGAGCTACAAAAAATGCTCAACAAGCCATTGAAGAACGGTTTGCGGCTATTGAAAAATCAGTAGAATATATAAATAAAAGTATAGATGGTGGAATTAACCCATCATTAAAAACTATTGCTGAAACTTCTAATGAATCAGGCAAAAAAATTATTGCCCTACAAAAAGAAGTAGAGTATTTACAAGACGCAATTGACGAAATTAGGAACGATAATAAGAACCCATTACTAGATTAGGAGTAGATAGTGAGTAGAGACCAAAAAATAATAGCGCTTATTATAGCTTCACTAGGATTGGCTGTTACTTTGTTACTTACTTTAATTGTACATTATGCCTAGTAGTAAAAATTACAAAAGGGACTATGCACAAGAGTATGCAAACTACCATTCAAAACCAAAACAAAAAAAACGGAGGGCAGCAAGAAATGGGGCTAGGAGACAAGCTGAAAAAACGGGCAGGGTATCTAAGGGAGACGGTAAGGATATACACCACGTTGATGGGAATCCTACTAATAATAGTACTAACAATCTTGTGGTACGTAGTAGGAATAGTAACAGATCTTTTTCAAGGAATAAAAAAGCTGGTAAAAAATAGGAGATAGTTTGTTATGACAACTAAAACAATAAAGAAAAGAGCGCGTACAAAAACTGGAAAGTATGTAAAGGATGATCCTAAAACTTCAACTAATGAAGCATGGACATACACTGGACCTACTTACATGTGGATTGCACACGCTGTAGAAGATAAAATTAAAAAATATTTAGAGAAAACACATTAATATCATTTATAGATATTGATAAGTAAAATCAATATCTATATAATGCGCAGCGTGATGGAGCTGTGTAAAGGAATAATAATAATGGTATCAACTATAGGAATGTTTCCTTTGTTAATTGCTCTTTCAGAACTTACTTTATATATTTAAAAGTATGAATTCTCCCCATAAAAAAAAGGACCTGATGCATCATGTGTCGGGTCCTTTTTTTCCTTTAATAATAAGTAACGGTCTTTTTATTGGACTGTTATTTATTATCTTCAGTTGATGGTTTCTTATTTACTTCTTCGTCAACTTTGTCAACTATAGTTTTTACTGCGTTAACAGGTATAGATATAGCTGTTTGACCAACACTTACAGTGTCATCAATTGCAGCATTACCTATAGCTTTACCAGAGTCTATGGTTGTTGACAGAGTCGTACAACCACCAAGAATTAAAAAAGGTAAGAAAACTAGTACTAATTTTTTCAATTTTTTTCCTCGTTCTTATTTGCGTTAGATCGTCGTTCAACTAACGCTTGTTTGATTTTCGTATTGTACCATTTATAGGGGTTGGCCTCCAACCAGTAGGAACACACTGCCTAATAGTAAACCCATCTCCAGCATTTCTTATGTTGATAAGTTTCTTTTCTATGTCAGTATATTTTGACCATTGACGAATTTCTGTTTCAAGCCTTCCACAGCCTTTACAACGTTCGTCTCCGAACTGTCTGGTAGTACACCATCCTACACATGGGTTGCCTGCTAAGCTCTCAGATTCACCCTTTAATTGCGCTAATTTACACATAAAACCTCCAATTTTCAGTTTTTCGTGCCTATAGCTTTGATAATATTACACTTTTTCTATTAATTGTCTAATTTATTTAAAGTTTTTAATAGTCTATTTTCATACCATTCAGCTTTTTTTAGGTCCTCAATACCGTTTTTATACCTAAATCTCCAACGATATTTAAGGCTATTACCCCGTAAATATCCTATAAATTCTTCTGGAGATAACATAGCTTCTATAGCATCTATACATTCTATGTTCCCATTATTATAGTGAGGAGGATTATTTACATAATCTATTTTTTTCATAGCACACGTTTCCTATATAAAGTATAAACTTCTATAAAAGTAGATATTGCTGCTCTAGGAGCATTCGCTTCTTCAAGGTATTTTAGTTGGGGTATGAATTTACCATCGAACGGGTAATTAGGATCTTTTAAAGCAAAAGAACAAAACCGGCCTATATGGCCAGTATCATTTTCTTGTAGTAGCATAAAAGTTTTAAAATTCATATTAAAAAGAAATGGGGGGCACTACATCCCCCCATATCTCAATTATTAAGCAGCCCCGTTAGAACGTTGTGTACGTTCATATAACTCCTTGGCTACATTATAATCGGCATCTTGAGCCCAGCCAACTTCCGTAACATCCAAGTTATAGAACTGTTGTCCAGCTCTATTGGCTTTTTTAACGGACTCAAGCTTCCATAGAACAGAGAATCTGTCACCACCTTTAGTTTGGATTTGTGAATTCCAAGAACGTGAAACACGTAGCTTAGAAGAGGAGAAATCCATAATAAAAGGTATGCCAAGTTCTCCGGTCTCTGGATTCTTTTCAACAAGTAGATGTGAATGTGTTTGTATTACATCATGTTGTTCAGGATCCATGTTTTGCTCTGTCATAAACTCAGTAGCTTGTTGGAGACTATTAAAAGTCCCTATAAGTCCACCACCGAATTCACGTTTTTTCCATACAACAAAGTCTTCAGTAAAACGTACGTTAAGAGCATAAAGCTCTGTACCGTAGTTTTCCTTTGTAACATTGTTAATGAAATGTCCAGGTTTAGCTCCCTCTATGTATTCGCTGTGGTTCTCGTCAACTTCGTTGTTAAGTTGTTGTAACAATTTAACACGAGGAGTTTGAAGATGTTCTGTTGAAACTTCTTCATTACCGAGCCCGGCACTTTCTTTTACATGAGCAGGAACTGAATCTGATACGAGGGCTATTTCTTGATTTTCCATCGTTATTTTTTCCTTATTTCATAGTTAATTAACGCGATCTGTAATTAATACGGACCACTTCCGTTGATCTTACACCTGGAACATTTTGTCCCAAAGATAGGATCTCCCTAAATGCTTGCGCACTAAGACGTCTATGTAAAAGCTCAAACTGCTTTGTAGCAAGTATGTGCTCATATATTTGGTCCCAGTCCTCAGCACTAGGCATAGTTTCTGTTTTCACAGAAATCGTTGCACGGTCATTAGCTGTACGGTCGATACCTTGATCGTCCATAATTGCTACTAACCTAGATTCTAGATCGACCTTTTTTTGGACGAACTCCTTTCTTTTTTCATCAAGAGAGTTTATAGAGTCTCTTGTGTTAGCTAATTCATTAATTAGTTCATTTATATTTGATTCTTCTGTCATTTTTAATGCCTCGTCATTTCTTGAGTGTTATACAAAATATTTATCTGATCAGCTAGGCTCAGGGCTTCTTCGCCTGCTTTATCTATAATAGAAGAGAATTCATCCCCTGTTTCAGGTTCTGTAATAACCATTGTATTTGCTATTGTAAATAACAATGCAGCAGCTAATACTTCATTAGGAAACTGGCTGAGATATAGCACTTTGTCTTCTATATCCGTCCCCAGATATATCTTGTCTTGTTGCATTTTTTTCATCTGATAATTCACATAATACAGATAAAAGGTTCTCCATACGACCTAATTTTGTATTAAGTTTTTTATACACAACACCTTCCCAGGTGTCCCTTGCAGAGATTAATATAGTTTCGGTCTTTTTATCTTGACCGGCTCTATGTACTCTTCTATTAAATTGTTGAAACTGTTCCGCGTTATACGTAGGGCTGCACCATATGCATGTAGTTGCTTTTGTAAGTGTTAATCCATGACCTGCAGATTGCGGGTGTGCAAACAGTACTTTTATTTGACCAGCTTGAAATCTTTGTACAATACCTTGTCTTTTTTGGGGTGGTACATCTCCGTCTATAACGTCATAGCTAAACCCTCTTTTTTCTGCTAATTCTATTAAATGTTCTTTTTCGTGTTTCCAATTAAAAGCTACTAATGAGTGTTCTCTTTGTTCTAATAGATCCATTACTAAGTCGTATCGTTCTTGGTGTACAAACTGAGCTTTACCAGGTTGAGTGTAAACAGCGCCGGTTATAAGTTGTAATAGTTTTTTAACCCTAGCGCCTGCGTTTACTGCATTAATGGTCCCTTGTTTTGTGTACAAGACAGATTCTTCAGATAACGTGTCGTAGTAATGTTTTATTTGTTTACTTAAGTTTGTATAGATTGTACGAGTAATATTTTGTGGTAAGTCCATGCATTCTTCTAATGAGTGTCTTATAGTTATATCTCGTAATTTATCGGCTACTGCTTCTTCTGCACCAGGTTTATCTTTCCATTCATTTGCGTAGCCGTTGAATACTGGTGTGCATACCTGACTTCTGAAAGAAAAGAATCTTCTACCTAATCTTTCTCCTTCATCAATTATATAAGAAGGGTGCCATATATCTAATATAGTATTACTATTAGGAGTACCTGACATTGCTATTCTATATTCAAAATTATGAGCAATATTTGCCATTGCTTTTGATCGTTTAGCAGTTCTATTTTTAAATGCTGTAAACTCATCTATACATATAGTATTAAAGTCATCTAATAAATGTTGGTTATTGACTAAAAAGTTTACAGCTTCAAAATTAGTTATAACTATATCGTTGTCCCCTTCAAATACTTTTGCTCTATTTTTAGCATAAGCTATATCGTATTTAATACTGGGTTGGAATTTCTTAATATCATCTCCCCAAGCTGCTTCTAGTATAGATAAAGGTGCTAATACCAGCATTTTTCCCCCTCTTTGTACAAAAGCATCGAGCACAGCTCTAGTCTTACCAGTACCTGGGTCCGATGTAATTAAGCATTTAGGGGAATTTAGAATAAAGTTGGTAGTTTCTTTTTGATGAGCATAAGCTTCTGGAATATTCATATTTAGTATTTAGTATTTATTATTTAGTATTTATATTTATTTTAGCATAAAAATAGGTATTTATCTATTTTATGCCCCATTCACACATAGGATGGTCTCCTTTTTTATAAGAGCACCATTTACAAGAGTATGAACTAGGGTTAGGAGGAAATTTAACAGCACTAGTCATAGTAAGGGCTCTTTGATTTAAACTAGGCATAAAAGTCATAGCCTCATCTCTAGTATAAGCCTGAAGAGTTGTTTCTCCTTGGTCTAGATACCACAGTTCTGTTTGCACATGTTCCAAATGAGGGTATCTAAAGAAGCTTCCTATAGCATAAGTAAGAGCTTGTTGGCCATGTGCTATTTCATTACCAAACATTTTACCTGTTTTATAATCAATTACTCTTGCTGAGGTTTCTGTTTCATGGACAATAGCATCTAATTTAATTCTAGCCCATACATCTTTAGCCATCCAATCACAGGCTTCCCAATCTATAGTGAACCCCCATTCTCCTTCTAGTTCTACTTTAGCTTCTATATATAGCTTTTTAAGTACTTCAAATTGGGACTCGAATTTTTTTAAAGAAGCAGGGAACCCTTTACTTGTACCTTGTACGTAGTGTTCAGCCTCTTCATGGATCTTAGTTCCACGAGTAGCTGCAGGTCCGTAGTCTTCTTGTACTTTTTTAACCTTAGCTATATATACCCTGTAAGGGCAAGTTTCGTATGTTTTTAATGAGGAGTAGGACCAAGCTGGTATTAAACCAAGTTCTCCCTTTTTAGAGCTATTTTGCTCTAAGTTGTCCAAATCTGGACGTACATCCTGTGTCATTTCCATGGTTATATACCCTTTTACATCAGTGCAACTTTATCTTTTTGATCGAAATGTTGGTCTATTAAAGCATGTTTTTGTTCATCTGATAAGTACCAAGTTAAAATAACTCCTCTAGGAGCAGAAGATGATTTATCAGCGCCTACTCTTTTTCTTCCTGTATTTACATTATATCTAGACATAGATTTAGAAAAGTCTCTAGCAGATAATTTATTTCTGCTGTCAGTTAGTACGTCGTACACTAGTTTAAAATGTTGCATTGGTATAACCATTTCTGTACCAGCTTTAGAGATCCAATCTTTTACATAACGTTGTGCAATTGATATGCTGCCAGCATCAAAAGTGTTAGCAAGTGGTATATCTAATACTTCAGAGAAATATACTAGGTTTTGATTTTTTATAGCAGTAGCAAATTCTTCTAATACTGACATACTTATTTGCCTCATCTCTGTTTTAGCTGAATTTTCTAGAACTGTATGTGCCATTCTTGCATCTACTGCAAATGTTTTAAGAGATCCGGCAAAGTTGTACAACTCAGAACGTAATGTAGATATATTATTTATAACTTCTGGGTGTACATTCTCTAACCTGCGTTCTTGACGTGGTGAAACATTATACCGTCTGTCACCTTCTTCTATACGTACTGCATCGGCTCTATTTGTAAGGAATATAAAATTACAAAAACTCGGAAGTTCTATCTGATTGCTGCGCATTGCACGTATTGTAAGAGTAGGTTCTGTTATTTGATGTTTTAATTTATCTGCCATACGACCTATGTTACCTGAGTCACCCATTCTAAATTCATCTACAATTAAGAAGAGCGCTGTACGCATGTACAAATTAAATTGTTCTTCTATATTTTCTAGGGACCTCATAGGTACTTGTTGTTCCCCGAATAGCGGCTTTAAAACTTTTTGTACAAGTACGCCCTTACCAGTCCCTGGAACACCAGTGAATATCCAAGCTGTCATAGCTTTCTGTTTTTCTTGGTATATATAAGCTAACCAATTAATAAAGTGTTCAAATTCAGTTTCTCCGTCCCCAAGTACATGTTTTATAAGCTTAGTAATAGTGGGGCAAGAAAACTCAAGTTTAGAGAAGGCCTCACCATAGGGTATTTCTTCGTTTTCGCTTGCTTTGATCATATATTGCGTTCTACGGTACATATTTACAAAGTAAGGTGCCTTTTCTAAATTAACTCCTTCTTCAGCTGAAGGGTCAAACACAACTCTAGCGTCTGGTACAAAGTCAGGCATCGGTCCATTATGGGATCTCATGAATCCTTCTAAACTAGTTTTATTAGTTGGAGTTAATGGGAACTCATCTGTAAACTGTTTTTTATTTTTATCGTAAAGTCCGTTGTAATATGTGTCAGTAAAGAAGTCTCTTAATATAATAGGTTTAGCAGGAGTATCATCTTTTAATAATTCTTCAAATACATACCTATAGAACTCTGGGTCTGCTTTTTCTATTTCCCATATAGGTTCTCCTTTAAAGTTATACATATAATAAGGATTAGTGAGCAAGAAATAGTAACCCCCACTATCCCCACCATTTATATTACAATTAACATACGGCTCAGAGATTCTACTAATTTGTATAGTCATCTTATCTGGGTTTTGTAAAAGTTCTACAAACTCATCTTGGATGGTTATATTTGTAGTTTTTGCTACTTTTTTCCTGAGCCCACTTTTTGTACGTAAGTTATCTTTAATTTTTGTTTCTAAAGTATGAACTTTTTCACGATTAACATCGGATAATAAAGAACCTAAATCAACTGTCGGTGAACCACGGTCTATTCGTACAATCCTAGAGCTGGAGACCGGGTCTTGTACGTTAGTAAACTTTGGAGCAGCAATATAGATCAATTTTGAATTGTCTGCTACAGAAGTATCCAATGGGTAACAAAGCGAGTGTCCGTTTGACGACAAAGTTAATTGATCGGCTAATATATCAATTTCATAATTAAGTGTTTTTAACCAATTTTTAAGAGCTCTTGGATATACTGAATTTTTTAGTATGAAAAATATATGTAAAGATATTTTATTACCTTTTAAACCTAAACTAGCGCTAGCTTGTGCTATATAAGAAGAATCATTAAATTCTGGTGGTAATAAAGCAACAAATTGCTCAGCTATATTATGTATATCATGTTCGTTTATTGAACCTCTAAGATTAACTCCTGGTAATTCTATGCCGTCTAAATCAAATACGAGTAAGTCTGTTACTGCGTTACGGTCGGCCATACCTGCACGAGATTGATTTTTTATTTTCTTTAATAATCTGCCTTTGTGCAAACAGGCACCCCTGGAGGCTTGTTCTGTAAGCAAATGTTCAAAATCCTGAAGACCCTCAGGTGTTTTTTCTATCGTATAATGATGTGATGTAAAGCTTTTAGCTAATGGGTAAGGTGTTGTACCTTCTTGTGAAATCTCTTTTACAAGCGCTTCTTTGGCACTTAAAAAAATTACTTCCATATATCTCTCTCCTCATGAAGTATGTTATCTAATTTTATACACTTCTTCTCTATCAATTTTTATATTATTGTCCGCTTCGAAACCTAATTTGACTTGTTTAGGACCTAGGGAAGTAACAACAATTTTAGCTATTATTCCTCGGTCGTCATATATTACTACAGACTCCTTCTTTCTTCGAGTTAAAATCAAATTATTCATTTGTCATATCTATTACTATAACCACCTTCTGCGGCTAATGGTATATCTGAACACCATTCTGGTGCTGTAGTCATTATACCTAACATACGACTTAATTCACTATCGGGATCGGAAGATTCTTTACAAGTTATAATCTCATCATGTACTTGCAGTACAACATTATCTAACTGCAGCATTGCATCGGTTATAACTATACGAGCAAGAGCCTGAATTATATTTTCTGTAAGTTTTGGGCCATAGATTCTTTCTACTCTTTTAAATGAGTTGTACACAAAGCCCTGATTACTTGGAGTGTATGTTAAGCCGGGATAACTTAAGAACATTCCATTAGGTAATTTCAATGCATTATGTTCTATGGTCAACGGTCCGTAGCCTGACCCCCATTGGTATTGGTCCCCCATAGAAAATAATATTTGTTTACACATTCTCCATAGATTTCCTATGTTGGGGTAAGATGTACGATATATCTCTACAATGGCACGCGCTGTACTTTCTGTTACATCTACAGATGGAGATCCGGTTTTAAGAGTAAATTTAAACCTTTCCCAACCCATACCATACCCAAGTCCTAATATTGCTGTTTTTCCTACATAACGTTCAAGTTTGTCATCTTTAGTTATCTGTCGGCCATAAATTTCGGATGCAAACTCACTATAAACGTCTCTACCTTCGGTAAAAGCATCAATTAAATCGGCTTCTTTTGCTAACCAAGCTAGCATTCGTGCCTCTATATTTGATAAATCTCCAATAAATAACCATTTGGACGGCGGGCTACACAGCGAAGTACGTAAAGCAGAGCCCCTAGGTAGGTTTTGTAAATTTAATTTTTCTGTACCACCAAATCTGCCAGTATGTGCTGCATAGTATCTTAGGGGGACACTGAAGGTGCCATCTTTATTTACAGAGTTCATAAACCTTTCGGCCCTAGTTTCTTCTATTCGGCTTTTTACAGCTTGTCGCGCCTCCCATATATGTTTGTACTCGGGGTGGCTATTACACATTTGTTGATATGCAGGATCATTTTTGCTAAATGCAGGTATCATTTCTCCGGTAGAGGGAGATTTTTTAGTAGGTATTACAACATTGAGTTCCTGGAGATGTTCACTGAACTTATTATTACTTGCTAATATCTCTCTAGTTACACCTGAATTTTTTATTTTTTCTGCGACATCTTCAGCATATTTTGTACGATGTTGTTCAAGTAGCTGGAGATCTAATACTAATTTAGGTTCAACAAACATACGAGTAGTTAAATCAATTAAATCTAATTCTTCTTGTGGGTATTGAGTTTCTAAAACATTAAAAATATCTTTGGTTAGAATTACGTCTTGTTTGCAATATTTCATTATTTCATCTTCTAAACTAGGAGGTAAATCTCGTATACCTTTAGCATTAACTAGTTCATCTCCTTTACGCATAGTAGGATCATTTGGAAATAGTCGTTCACATACGTTCTTCAGGCTGGCGCTTTGTCCGGGGTACAAACCTCTACTCATAGCTGCTGTATCATAATAGTAAGCAGGTCTACATTTATAATGTTGAGTTAATATATAAGCATCAAATAAAGTGTTGTGGCAAAGCAAAGCTATATTATTCCAATCTAAAGTTGAAAAGTATTCTTCTATTTCATCGGTTGAATACCAATCGGATAACCCTTCATCTAATTTAACTCCTACTCCCCATACTTTAAAATCCTCGTGGTTAACGTATTCCATAGTTGTCATTTTTGTTAACGAATATTTAGTGTCATAATAGGTTTCAAAATCTAAAGTTAATATTTTCATCGGTTGTCCTCTATTATTTTAAAAGAACTTAATTTAATTATTTTGTCCCAATTCATACGAGATATCCTTTTAGCATTTTTATGAGCTTTAGCTGATTCACGAATACGTACCCATTTTCTACCTATATGTAATACGTCAAAATATCTTTGACCACTAGCTACCCCATGTATTTGATAGCTGTGGGCAAAGGTTACTTTTAGTAATCTTTCTTTCATGTATTCTCCTTAATATTTTATGTATACTCTTTTATGGACCCGTCTGCGGCCCAGCAGCGTGTACAAAGTTGTACAAATTACTAATACTGCAGACAGCTTTTGTACTCAATTGTACATTCAGTGTTTGAGCTAAGTATTTGATTTTGTTCAAGTTATTCTTCTAGCGTTATCTATTAGAAATTTTTCAAATCTTTTTATTAAAGATTCTTTAGTAATGTCGGCGTATTCCCAACTTTTTTTATGGGTAGTTGAATTTATAATCCATTTATTACCATTATTAAAATGGTAGATTACATATCCATTTTCACCAATAACATGCTTTACTCGTTCTCCCCATTCTTCGGCGGCTAACTCAAGCTGTCGTTTTTTTATTACGTCTGTATACTGTGTCATTAATATTCCTCTGGTGGTACATTATTATCTTTGTTATCTAACCACCTTAATAGTTCACAAAAATTTGTATTTTTATCTTCGGTTAATATTTCGGATAATTCTTGCACTAATTCATTTCTACATTCAGCCCTGTGTACAGCTTCTTTAGCCTGAGGGTTTATTTGTAAGTTAGATAATTCATTAGTTATACCTTTAACTAACATTTTAGTTTGTACAAGTTCCGGGTATAGATCTATAATTTGTACAGCTTTATCCACTGTGTCTCCATACCTTTCTTCTAAATCCATGTAATATTCTTTTACTTTCCCCATAAGTTTTTTCCTTCTTAAAAAACGCATCACCTTTTACGGCTCGTGGCTTTTAACCACTCTTCGTATTCACCTTTTTTTGCACGCTCCCACCCAATATCTTTTCGGTGACACATGTTAAAGGCTGTAGCCATAGGAACTCTTTTAAACTCTACGTTTCTAGGATTCTTATAGTTATAACGAATTTTGCTACGTTTAACGTAGACATGAGTAGACAATTTATATTCTCCATAATAGTTGACATATGCTAAAAAGGCATTATGTTAAATATTTGTACATAAGTACATTTGTTTAATTATATTATAAGGAATAAAAATGGCTACATTTACTTCTGATCAAGTCGATGGAAATCAGGTTTTCAAACCTTTTCCAGACGGCAATATGGGCGTAAGATACGCTAAATACACTGTGGCTGCAGCACCTAATGCTAATGATGTTTACCAAATGGTAGACGTATTTGCTGGTGAGACAGTTCATGATGTAAAAATCAAATCTAGTGACCTAGACGGCGGAACGGCTCTTGTTTATGGTGTTGGTGATGGCGGAGATACTGATAAGTATATCGCTGCTTCAACATGTGGACAGGGCGGTACAGCTGACGAAATGGATGCTGACGTTGCTCCTGTTGCTTACACTTCTGATGACACTATTGACATCATTTGTGAAGTTGCTCCAGGTACTGACGTTGCAACTGGTACTCTAGAAATGTGGGTTTACGTATCATAAGATCTCTCTCCGAGAACTAAGAGGGGGTCTAACCCCTATAAGGTCCCCTCTTTACTGCTCAATACTGTAATACACAGTTAATTCTTCTCCTTTTTTTATAGGTTTTATAGACATTAATGTGTAAGTTGATTCTTTAATTTCTGGTTCTTGTTCACAAGAGTGCCAATCGTCTCCAGGTTGTTGTGGTATAACAACACAATTAGGTGTATTTGAATGATTAATGAAACCACCTAAAGGTGTACGTGTATATGGCAAAGTATCATTAACATTTTTTAGATGTGTTATACCAAAGATATAATGAATTTTTATATCTTTTGTTGCATGTAAACCTAATCCTTCTAATTTAGACTTTTTAATAGTCACGTTATTGGGCAACGGTCTATAGTTAAATTTTATTTTTTTCATTAGTGTAAAGTTCCTTCATTTTCGTCTTCATCTTCAGAAAGATCATCTTGTCCAGTATTATGCGCATATGCAGCGCTCATACAACTACCTATTAGACCTAAAACTTCTTGTTTATCAGGGGCTGCATCTAAAACATAATCAAGTATTACAGTTAATGATGCATGTAATACTAAACTAGGTTTTATGCCTTGTTCACTACAATCTTTTAGTGCACTTTGTATTGCATCACATACATACTCATGATTGTCTTCTAATTTTTTATCTTCACTCATAATATTTTCCTGTTATTTTTCCGTAACTGCCAAACCTCGACGTGCCACTCCGTCCGAACCTAAACTGCCGTACCGTGGCGAACCAGAACGCGCGCCGCGCTAACATGCTAGACCGTAACTGCCATACTTTACCGAACCGACCCGTGACTTACCTGACGCCGCGACACCCCAACTGCCTTAACGCACGAGGGCATACCTAACTGCGACCAACCATAACTGCCATAACCAAGACTTACCGGACCCGAACGCACCGAGACTCGCGCCACCTAAACTGCCATACCGAGAGCCACCATGCCGAACAGCACATTACCACTCGTTACCTCACCTTGACTGCCTCACCAAAACAAACCAAACCGCATCTCGCCTGCGCCTCACCTTGACTGCCATAACGGACCGGAACACGCGGCACCTTGCGCCGGCAAAACTGACCGCAACTGCCAAAAGATAGCTAGAATTACGCTAGTGTAGGGGGGCCTGCTTTATACCCTAATCTCGGTTCTGTTTTTATTTCAAACTTACCAACGGCCCAGATCACGGTTGTAATCCTAGCTAAATGTTAGATGTAATACACAATGCTATTTTTAGTAATATCAGGTCAGAGTCGTCAAACGGTTAACAGCTCCTACTGTTAATTTAATTTAAAATTAAGGGACTATAAATAGTTTTTATAGCCTTGAATGAGGGCTCTTTTTAAAAATCAAGTGGTTCTGCAGATTCACTATTTTCATACGGTCAATTACTCTTCAATTGCACTATGTATTACAGAAACTGGTGTGTGACTAAGGTTAGAAGCTGACTTGATTTATTCTAACTTCTCTAGATTCAGCACATAGCCACACGGGAACTTACGCAGCTTTTTTACCTTTCTTTTTCTTAGAAGCACGCGCAACTTTTCTTTCAAGTTGTTCACGTCTTTTAGTAATAGGTTCTTTAGCTACTTTTAATGCTGTTTTAGAAACTCCTTTAAGAAGATTTAAAGACTGTAATTGGTCTTGTAAAGCATCCATACGAGCTTCTAGTTGAGAAAATATTTGTAGTACAAGTTCAGAATCCTGCACAGCTTGGGCTGTATGTACAAATTCTCTGCCTTCTTCCCTATTAACACTTATAAAAGCGCTTACTGTACGTTCCTCATGGTCCGTAATTATGATCTGCGCTCTAGTAATAAGCATATTGGCTTGATGTAAACGCCACTTTTGTGCAGCACTTGAATCATCCCAATTGAAATAAGGATGTAAGGGGTGTCTTTTCTTTTTAGCCTCTTTTAAGACGGCAGACGCCGAAAGAGTCCCATAAGTCTTTTGGATCTTAAGTAACTCTTTCGTTATATCTGCTTTAGGCTTTACACCTCTAGGCATTATGCACCTACCTCGAAAGTTCCGAATGTACCATTCTTTTCAGGTCTCCATTCGCCGACTCCTACGGTTTGTCCACCGTGGTTTAACAGGTTAGCTATTTGTTCAATAGTTATTCTGTCTGCGTCAAACTTAACAAGCAGTTCTGCTTTCCAGTTTCTAAACTCTGGTCTGAACCTTAAGTCCTTACCAGTTTTTACATTTACTGGATCTTTACGCAAGACTGGTTTGTTGCTCTTGATAGAGACACACTCACCGTCTGGTGCGTTGGGCAGAACGAAAAACAAAGTTCTTGTGTCAGTCATTGCTAGACCAAGACCTTTACCTGCACGAACTGCACATTGTTTGAAAGCTGATGCTGGAAAGCCAAAGCTACCATCGTCTTGCTTGTAAGCAGACTTGATATATTCTTTCTTTGGATCTACAGCTGTACGAGTAGACTTCTTAGCCTTACCTGCACGCACATCTTCCATTTGTTGAATGATGGTTTCTTTCATCTTATTTTGAATAAGAGGAGTTAAACCTGTTACTTTTAATTTCACCTGTTGGAAATTAGGTGGATTTATAACGATTTTGACATCTTTAGTAGTTGCCATATCTTTCTCTCCGTTGGTTAAACAAAAAACATACCAGTGTTTAGTAACTGAGCACCTATGGGATAAGTCCTCTCTGCAGTTACTAAACTTAAGCCGCCTGGTATAACCACAGCTTTAACAGGAGCAGAGAGTCCTTTTATCGGTTTCTCCATTCCGGCTCTACCTCAACCCACTCAACATCAGGTACGTCTAAACGTAACTTCATTATTTTCACGGGTCGTTTGGTAATTGTTAGGCGTTCATGAACTACAGTTTTCTTTAAAATAAATAGAACAATAGTCACGAACAACCCACCTAGCATTGCCGAAGCCATGCCAGAAAATGTTCCCATAAAACTAATTACAAGAACTATTGTGATAAGGACATCAAAAAAGATATCCATTCCAATGGTTTTTCGACCACCTAGTTTAAGCGCTAGCAATAGAAGCCCTAACGCGCTCCCTATACCTACGAGTAACATCATTGCGATCTCTCCAAATTAAATAGGCCATATAGCCAAATTGGATTGCTTCCATAAGAATCCACAATAAAGAATATAATGTAGCTGTAACAGATGACATCATTTTCTCCATAAAAGGTAACCTAACAAACCTATTGCAATTGCAATAGAACCAACTACCACTAAGTGGTAGGCATAGGAAGCTAGTAACATTAAAGTTAATATAACTATGCTTCCTACAATCAGTGATGACTTATAATCATCAATGAAACTATTAAAATTTTCTTTTAATTTCATGCTACTTCCTCTAAAACTCCTTCCATGAATACGACTTCACCAAAAGGAGCATCATGTTTTACAGTTGTAATCCATAACATTGGAAATTCAGGTGGTGAATCGGGAAAATCACCCTCTAAATCTGTGAAATAGATACAAGCTGTTGTTAATGGATAATGCTCCTGCACATATTCGATAGCAGGAACAAAACTTGTTCCACCTCTTCCTTTATATTCAAATTTCAAAGGTAGATCTTCTCTTGTGTACGTAACTGCAGAATGTACATCTGCATCGCACTGTATAAAATTAACTGCTGATGGGTTCAAATCTTGTAATATAGATGAGGTTTCATTACTGAAATATGAAAGTTCAGAATCTGATACGGATCCAGAAGTATCTACAATTATAGATATTTCTTCTAAAGCAGGGTTGTACATACCAGGTAGATATAACCCTTGTGATATTAACCTTCTATTAAATCTTATCCATGAATAATCAGATTTATCTTGTCCTCTTAGAAATCTCGCTAATAATATTCTCCAATCTAATATTGGAGTAACAGCTTCTTCAATTATACTTTCTAAATTACCAGGTAAATTACCTTTAGCTTTAGCCTCATTAGCTGCAGCTACAGTTGCTACTGTCCAATCTGTTTGTGCTTTAGCAGTAGAATTTTTAGCAGAGTCTGGGTGATCTAAAACACCGCCACACTGGCCTGGATCACAACCCCATTGAGAATCATCATCTTCTTCTTCATGTGGTAGTAAAGAATAAATGTGTTCAGCACCCATATCTGCGTATGTATCGTCCCATACTCCACCTGGTGGAAGACTGAATCCTATTTCTCTTAGATTTAAATTGATTGCGTGATCACATGCTATATTCCATTTTTTATGTGTACGCTCATCTCTTCTAAATATGTGCTGTAAAACACAGTGCATAACTTCATGAGCTAGAAATCCAATGCGTTCAAATCTATTTAATTTTAAGAACCAATGTGGGTTGTAGTAAAGATGCACACCGTCGGTAGCGCCGGTTGGAAATTTGTCTGTTTCTACAGGTTTTAGCCTCATACATAAAGTACCAAAGAAAGGTTGATCTATAATTAACTTTGCTCTGGCTTTTGTATATTCGATGTCTGCTAACATTTATCTTTCTCCTGTTCTAATCTTTTAGCTATATCTGCTTGTCTTCTACCTTCTTTGACACCTGCAAGGAAACTAGAAGACTGTATTTCTATAAATAATTTCGCCATTTCAATAGCGTAATTATCCTGAGGGGCTTTAGGTTTTTTTGCCATAATTAATCGTCCAATAAACTTGATGTTAAAATTGAGGTATTTAGATCTGATTCCATGCCCTCGACCAACGCTCTACGGTCATCAGCTTGCTGCTTACGAACAGAGCGCTCATTTACTTTTTGTAGTTTTTCTTGAGGCACATGTGCTGCACCTGCTGGCCAAGCTTTTACGAATTGGTTTATGGTAGAACAAGCTTCTATAACTCTTTCTATTTTTTCCATATGTACATCTAAATCAGAAAGCATTCTTTCATTATTTTGAAGTTTCGTAAGTATCTCAGCATGATATGGATTTTCTTTAGGTAAAGATATTGTAGCTCCTCTGTCTTCAATGAACCTAGCTTCAAAACTCATAGACATCTGTAGGGTGTCATATAAACGATTTGGTCCATAAGAATGACCTATAGATTTGGGATCAACATAATCACTAAGATTTATTCCTTCTAAACTTAAAGAGTAAGTTGATTTTTTTGATACATCAAAACTTAAGTTCTCAAGTTCATCTAATTGTTTAACAATAGGCTCTACACGATTTTTATATTCATCTCTATAGATCCTATCTGCTAGTTCTTCTGTAAAGAACTCAAATGGTTGTGATTTTATAAAAGCTGTACGAGCGTTATTTTTAATCTCGCCTTGCACATCTCTTGACATTCTTACTGTTGCCATATTTTCTCCTTAATTGGTTAATTTTGAGGTTAGTATTGCTGCATTCATTTGTTCTTTAAAATCAGAATCTAATGTTTTTGCAGCAATTAAACTTTTATGAGTCATTTCTGTATTTTTAGCTGGCCCTAACATTTGTTGTATGTATTCTTGAGGTACTATATTTTCAGCACCTGGCCACTCATCTAAGAATTTCTTTAAAGTAGTACAATTTTCTAAAAAGGTATCTAGTGTAGTTATAGAGTCTTCTACACCAAGAGATCCTTCACTGAATTGCTTAACTAATTTAATTATTTCTTTATCAGTAATGCAAAAACCATTTTGGATCGAGGTTTGATTATCATATGAGCTATACCAATAATTTTGATTAACAATCATAGGTTTTTCACCTGACATAGGTATTTGGACTCCTACTTCTCCAGGATACCTGTCTCGCCTACCAGAATATTTGTTATCTTTTGAAGTCCAATTATCTCTAATAGAAAAGTTTTTTATTTCTGTAACTTCTTCTCCACTAGCTAAATTTTCAATGTGATTTGGACATAAAATTACTACTAATTCTTCTGAAGAACGTTGGTTAAGCATGTTTTTACGCTTCTGTGCAGAACCGTCATAAGAATTTATTAATTTTTCAGTTAGCTGCAACCACTCTACTTCTAAAGGAGAATGTACCATTTCATATAGTTTATCGCCTAGATTTACTATATCTGGATTATTTTGAGTAGTTGCAACTAACGCCTCACGAAACTTATTTAAAATGCTAGATCTTAAATTTTTTGTCATTCTTACACTTGCCATAATTTTCTCCTTATAAAATTACTGTTGAATTTTTAGACGCCCAATTTTGAAAGTCTGGTTGAAATCTAAACTGCTCTTCTCTATTTATAGCGTCACGCATGAGTATTACTTGAAACTCAGGTGCCATTTTGTCGGCTATCTTACAAATAGTTTGACAGTTATCTTTAGTTGCACGTGCTGCTACTGCACCACATACAGCATAAAGTACAGAAACCTGATCTTTATCAACGTTAAAACTGTTAGGTTCTTTCATTAATTTATCTATATCAGGCATATGTTCTCTATGCTCTAAGAACGTAATCATTTCACCTGCAGGTCCATCGCCTACTAGCGAAGCAATATCGTAATATCTATTTTGTTCGTTGATATCTGCTGATTTTTCATGGTATCCCAGCTTGAATTTACGGTCTACGAACTCCCACGTTCTAGGGGTCGGAAATGCATAGTCATCTGGGTTGAAGCTGTTTAATAGGTCTGATTTCATTCTTAAGAAAGAAATGATTGAGTCGTCTATTCCTTTTTTGTTTGCCCACTTACACCAGTCTTCTAAATTGGGACTTAATGTATAGTGTGCAAATCTATTCTTAGCCGCAGTTGGCATTTGGAATACAGCTGCTCTATCAGTAATTCTATTACCAGCTGCGATGATTCCCCAACCGTCAGGCAATTGATATTCGCCTATCCTACCTGTTAACAGTAACTGCAAAAATGCATTCTGTGTTGCTGGTGGAGCAGTTGGTAGCTCATCTATAAAAAGTATACCTGCTGAACCATCTGATTCAGTAGGAAATATACTAGGTATTGCCCATTCGGTAGTTGAAATAGCCGCATCTCTTACAATGTGAGGCACACCTCTTATATCGACTGGGTCAAATAGATTGGCTCTTAAATCTAGAACCTTTCTACTTAAAGATTCACCTATCTGCATAGTTATATCTGACTTACCAATGCCTGGGCTTCCCCATATCATTGTATTTACATTAGATCTAAGATTTCTTACAGCTTGTGAAACTAATAACTTTGGACTTATCTCCTGCATAATTTTCTCCTTGTATTATTATTACTCTTCATTAAAGTTATATTTATCTAACGGCTCTAGGTCCGCATCAATAAAGTCTTCAACCTCAAAAGTTATTTTAATTTTGACGTTTTCTGGGTATTGGAGCCTATGTTTTTTAACTATATTCTCTAAAATATCTTCATCTATAACTTGTGAAAGAGTATCTAAGTCTATTCCAGATGTATCACCCCAAGGGAATCTTAATTTCTGATAAGGTTTAAATACTTCTGTATGTACAGAGCCGTCTTCTACTTTAAAGGTAGCAGATATTTGCATATTTTCTAAAATCATAATTTCTCCAATTTGCGTACAACATGCGACATGTACTGTCGCACATGTACAAAAATTGTCGTAGTTCTCCAATATCAGGCGAAGCAGTGAATTTACTACTTACAGTGGACCACCTACCGTCTCGCGAGATCTTGGCGTACGTCCTGCGGTCAATTGGTTTCCCTACGACAATCTGTTTAGATGAATAATGGCTCACGTGTTTGATACTGACCTAGTTTTTAACCTAGAGTTTTTATATGTAACCTAGGGTCTAAAGATTCCACGTAGGTAACGTGAGCCAAAATTCGTTAGACTGAATCTACGATTGACTCTGTAAATTCAGCTGAGGCTTGTTTCATCTCACGACCAACAGTGCTCTCTGTATAACGATTATTGTAATAATCAGCGAGGCGTTCGAATCGTCCAAAAACAGCCCTTTCTACTCGTCCTCTGTCGAGACTAAATTGGCCATTTATGTTAAATAATGTCCAAAGTTCGCTTGACGCGTCTCTAAGTAAACGAGCCTTAATACCAAGATGATGCATCTTAGTTTCAAGATCTAGAAAAGATTGAGGTTGATCTAGCTCAGGATTGAGTTGTCTAGCCCATGACGTATAGTCATAGATAGCGCATATAAACTCAGCCCATGTTCTAGTCATTTCACTCAATGTGTTGTAACCAGAAGTAGGTGCGTCAACTTCAAGTAAGGGTTTCTTACCTTCAATTATTGCTTCTACTTGTGATTGGTACTGTTGTAAAGCTTCGTCTTCGAAGTTTACATCAGTCTTTGCTTTAGTATCGAAGATAGCCATACAAGCTTCTACAGTTGCACTGCTAACTTGTACTTCACCATTCTTCACTAAATAGTCACGATAGACTCTTTCTGGAAAGTCTTTGTTTCCAGGTTTTGCTCTAGCTTCAGCTCCATCGGGATCAGCCATAGTGTCATCGTTAATATCATCGTGTGAGGTTGGTTCGTCAGATGGTAAGAGCTCCTCAGTCTCTAACTCTGTTGGATCAAAATGATCTTTTGGATTTGCCATAATTTACTCCTTACGTTAATCCTATTAATAAAATAAACTCATAACTTTGAGTTCAATAACTGGAAAGGCTCTAGGCCTATTCCGAATCTAGGTAAACTAGACTTATGGGAGAACCATTATTTGAGAATAATACTTCTCCATTCTGATGTGTACTTACATACCACATAGATATACTCCTAACTGTTAAATTCAAAAAATAAAAGGATCAATAAATCCTCTCACTTTAACCACTACCACCTCTACCACGAGCTTCGTGGAACGAAGCTAGCTGTCAACACTGTCGGATAAGTTAAGCGAAGCTAGCCGAACGGGGGCGAACCCGCAGGAGCGAGCGACTAACAGAAGCGAGCGAAGTTCGCCAAGAGATGCGAGTTATGAAAGAACGAGCGTTGACGAAGGCTACCTGAGTGGTTGTTGAATTGTTGATACACGACCGAGATTATAAGCAAAGCCTGGCTGGGCGAAGGTTGAGCGACCAAGCTTATCGTTGGGAACGAGGGAAATACATGTATGACCGAGTGAATAGCAGAGATAGATAAGCGAGGGAGCGAACCGAGAGTTTTAGCTCGGTCAGGTACTTATAACGAGTGAGCGTACTGATGGCGAAGGCTGAAAGCCTGCGAGCGACTAACAGGAGTGAGCTTAGGAGCCATCATAGGAGCGAGCGAAGTTAAACGAAGCCCGAAGCTGAGTGTTAAGTAGCTGTCCTCGCTAAAACCTTATAAAATCGAGGGAGTGTACCAGTAACTAGTCGTATTGTGGTACACCCGTAAGCTATTGATTATATTGATGAAACTGTCGTTGGTGTACCAGTACTAAAATTGTGGTGGTACACCCGTAAACCATTGATATTTAAGCATTATTAGAGGTTTTGTACCATTTGTACCGTTATTCTTTAAGTTTATACCTAAAAATAACTGTCTATGATCTACGGTCTATTAAATAAATAAGCCGAAATACATGGTACATCTGGTACAGCTGGTACAACAGCTGAAAAAGTCAATAAAAACAGTAGTTTCCGGTGTACCGGTATGAATATTAGTTGGTGGTACAAGTGGTACACACCGCCCGAGGGGCGTTGAACATTGGCTGTAGACCATGATTTATGGCCTAAGATCCACATCGCTGGCGCGATGATAGTAGTAATTGGCACATAAACAGCACATGATAGTAGTGGCACACGCCCAAACCGTCCCAACCTAAAGGCGCGGGAGCTTTAGCTCAAGGGTGAGTGACCTCTGGTCACGATCCCCGCGCCATAAAAGTGCGAGCGCGTAGCGCGAGCTCATTTGCTTTTGTGTTTAAATGGAATAGGGGGAATTGAACCCCCCTTGTTGTAATATTAATACTGTTTCATACGTTAGATTATAGTCATAAGATTCAATGACAAATGACTATAAGAGCTAAAATACGTCATATATTAATATATAACTAGAGCTTCATCTCTAGTTTGAACGACGCGTAATAAATTACATGCCAGCCAGACCGACTGGTATCCCACCCTTTCGGGAAGACGATTAATCAGGAATGTTGTTCTTGTAACGTTCTCCGTAGGTTAAATAGTCTTGATACTTTTTGTCTTCTAAAGATTCAACACCTTCATCTGACATAAAGTCTTTCATGAATTCTACATGAGCTATAAGAACAGGAGAGATAATACACATTAGAACTGTGTATATTAGCCCTGCTATTATTACTACGATACAAGCTAGTGATATTAGTATATCCATGCTGTTCTCCGTTGTTAATGATAGTAGTAAAGGGGGTTTTTACACCCCCGATACCGTTATGCCTTTCTAGCAAAGTCGAAAGGTAGTTTCCTTTTGGCTTTGCTATCAGCCTCGTTAGCCTGTTCCTCAGGCTTATCCATTTCTTTCTTTACATCTTCTGTAAAGCTAGAAGTTGATTTTTTAATTCCTTTAGCGAGGCTGAGAACCGTAGCTGTACTTTTGACAGCTACGTTTCTAAGGTTGGGGACACTAAGAGTTATTTTTGCCATTGGCTTCTCCCTTATTGTCTAGAGGGAATAAAGATATTCTTTCAATGGAACCATTGTTTACCATTGGTAAAGAATCGAGGTCAATATTGACTCCGTTCCCTTGTTGAGTAGATGAGCCGAAACCAAGTTGAACTGGTCGTTGCTTCATTACGTCATTACCGTTTTCGTCCTTAGCTGGATAGCCACGGTAGGCTTTTACTACAAATCTGTCCATAATTACTCCTTATATATGATAGTAGTTAGTTAATAAAAGAAATCGGTAATACACCCCAACACCCTACTTTATCGGGCGAATATCTAACAGGTGTACTACCTTTTTCACACCAGACACCTACGACTTACTCGCTGGGGGCGAGTAAGCGACCGAAAATGCCTAGTATTGATAACACAATGCCTAATGGAATACTCCATAGGACATATGTGAAACGATAATCATCTTGTGGGTATACATCGA